GATTTTGATAATGTTACTTATAGTAGTGCATCTTTTACTGCAGCGTTTGCAGCAATCTATAATACAGATACAGTTGACGGAACAGCAAACAGATTAGTAGTGGTTTTAGATTTTGGTGGAAACAAGACAGCAACGAATGGCACATTTACTATTACGTTTCCTGATCCAACTACCCCGTCTAATGCAATTATTAGTATGGCATAAGGAGAAAATTTATGGCGTTAGTTATAAATGATAGAGTAAAAGTAACAAGCACAACTACTGGCACAGGTGCGTTTGCACTTGGAGCAGCAGTAACTGGTTTTGAAACTTTTGCAGCAGGAATAGGAAATAACAATACAACTTATTATTGTATCTTTAATCAAGGTACAAGTGAGTTTGAAGTTGGACTTGGAACATTAGATGGCACAAGTGCAAACTTAACAAGAGGATCAGGAGCTACAATTTTTAGTAGTTCTAACTCTGATAATGTTGTTGATTTTAGTGCAGGTACGAAAGATGTATTCTGTACTTTACCTGCAAGTAAATCAGTTTTCTTGGATGCATCAGGAACACCAGTAGGAGCAGCGTCGGCTGGCTTTGCATTAGCAATGGCGGTGGCGTTATAAAGGAATAAATTATGGCACAAGATTTTAGAAACAATTTACAAAGAAACGTTGGTACATCTCCAGTGACTTTAATTACTGCTGGAGACTTTGATGCAGTTATAGGTATTAGAATTTGTAACACTACCACTGGAACTGTTTTAGCTAGTTGTCAGATTGTAAATGGTGGAAATGATCACTTCATTGCAAAAAACGTAAGTATCCCACCAAATTCTGCGATTGAACTAATTCAAGGTGGTGCAAAAATTGTTTTAGCAAATGGTGATGTGCTTAAAGCACAAAGCGATACTGCTTCGTCTTTAGATATTGTCACATCATTTATTGATACAATTAGTTCGTAGGAGGAATTATGACGGCAGTAGTAAATGGAATCCAATACATCGGAGGCAGTGCAGCCCCTGATGAATTTATAAAAAATCAAGCGGGTACAATTGATGGTACACAGACGGTTGAGAACGGCGTTCTTGCAGGGCCAATAACTGTTCCTGGTACGATTACGGTAACAGGAGTATTAGTCATTGTCTAAAGTAGAAGTAAACGAAATTGATAAACAAAGTGGTTCAACCTTAACTTTAGGTGGTTCTGGAACTACTGTACAATTAGGAACTGGTGCTAGTCAGACAGGTTTTGGTAGAGAAGGTTCAGTAAACTGGCAAACAGGAGATATTAAAACAGCTACTTTTACTGCAGCTAGTGGAGAGGGTTATTTTATAAATCAAAGCAGTGGAATTACAATGAATTTGCCAGCAGGAAGTGCTGGAGCAATTGTTGCGATTTCTGATTACGCAAGAAATTTTGCAACACATAATTTTACAATTACTCCAAATGGTTCAGAAAAAATAGGAGGAAAAGCAGCAAGTGCAAAATTAGATATTAATGGTCAAGCTGCTACTTTTGTATATGTAGATTCAACAAAAGGATGGGTTAATGTTCAAAACGCTGAAGATACAGAAACAGGAGCAGCATTTATTACAGCAACTGGTGGAACAGAAACAACTTCAGGAGATTTTAAAATTCATACTTTTACAGGACCTGGTACTTTTACAGTTACTTGTGCTGGTAATGCAGCAGGATCAAATACTGTAGACTATTTAGTAGTTGCTGGTGGCGCATCTGGTGGAGCTGCTAATGGCGGTGGCGGTGGCGGTGGAGCCGGAGGATTAAGATATTCAGCTTCTACTTATTGTACACCTGCTCCTGCACCAAGTGCAGGCACTGCACTTTCTGTAACAGCAACAGCTTTTCCAATTCAAGTTGGTGGAGGTGGTGCGGCAGTTGCAATACCAGGCACTCCACCAGCTTATGAAAGAGGAAATCCTGGAGTCGATTCGACTTTTTCAACTATTACATCAGCAGGCGGTGGTGGTGGAGGAGGCGGATATTGCGGATCAAATGGTCCAGGCAGTTCAGGAGGATCCGGTGGTGGTGGTGGAAAAGGTGGTCCAGGACAACCTGATGAATCAGTAGGAGGAAGTGGTAATACTCCTAGTGTAAGCCCGCCGCAAGGAAATGATGGTGGCGTAGGTGGTGCACCCTCTCCTAATCCAGCAGGAAACTCAAATACTGGTGGTGGAGGTGGTGGAGCAGGCGCAGTTGGTGGTAATGCTGGTCCAGGAAGAGTTGGTGGTGATGGTGGAAATGGTTTAGTAATTTCAATAAATGGTTCATGTACTGCTTATGCAGGTGGAGGTGGAGGACAATCAGAAGGTCAACCAGGTCCAGCTCAAGGTTCAGGTGGATCAGGAGGTGGTGGAAGTTCAGGACAAACTGGTTCTAATGGTAATGCTGGTTCAGCAAATACTGGCGGCGGTGGAGGTGGTATAGATTCAATTCCGAATCCTGTCAGTAGTGGTGCAGGTGGTTCAGGTATAGTAATAATAAGGTATAAATTTCAATAATTATGACAAGTACAATTAAAGTAAATACAATAACAACAGAATCAGGATCTACATTAACTGTAGGTGGATGTGGAAAAACTGTTGCTTTAGCATCAGGAGCGTCACAAACAGGTTTTGGTAGAACAGGAACTGTTGATTGGCAGACGACAAAAATTACAGCAGATCCTGGCCCTGCAGTTTCAGGTAAAGGATATTTTACAGATACATCTAGCGCAGCATTTAATGTAACTTTACCCTCATCACCATCAGCTGGCGATATTATAGCAGTTAAAGATTATGCAAATAGTTGGGACGATAACGCACTAACTATTGTAAGAAATGGATCTAACATAGAAGGGGATGCTGAAAATTTAATATGTAATATAGAGGGGTCTTCAATAACTTTAGTTTATGTAGATGCAACAAAGGGTTGGGTTACAGTTAATAGTGGTAATACCGATCAGGCTGTTGCGTCTTTATTTATATGTGCAACAGGCGGCACAGTGACCACTTCAGGTGATTGTAAAATTCATACATTTACAGGACCAGGGATTTTTACTGTAAATGCTATTGCATCAGTTTGTGGATCAACAAGAAATAATGTTTCTTATTTAGTAGTAGGTGGTGGCGGAGCTGGAGGTCAAACAAATATAGGTGGCGGTGGCGGTGGAGCCGGAGGTTTTAGAGAATTTAAAGCACCTTTAACGCCTTATACAGCTAGTCCATTAGATGGTAATCCGTGTGGAACATCAATAACAGTTACAGCTACCAATTTTCCAATTGCAGTAGGTGCTGGTGGAGCAAGTGGTGGACCAGGACCAGGACCAGGACCGGCTTCCAAAGGAAATCCTGGTGCAGTTTCTACATTTTCAACAGTCACAGCAGCAGCTGGTGGAGGTGGAGCAGGAGACACAACTCCAAGCCCAGCTGAAGCTGATGATGGTGGATCAGGTGGTGGAGGCTATGGTGCAAGTACACTTGGTCCAGCTGGAACAGGAAATACTCCTCCAGTAACTCCTCCTCAAGGTAATAATGGTGGCCCAGCAGGATCAAACCCATCTAACTATGCTAATGCTGGTGGGGGTGGTGGAGCTACGGCCACAGGAGAACCTATTACAGGTAATTTTCCAGGCGGTGGACCTGGTGGTAATGGTGGAGCAGGAGCAACAACTTCAATTACAGGATCACCAGTAGGTTATGCTGGAGGAGGCGGAGGAGCTGCAGATAACAGAGCCGCTAGTAGAACAGGTGGTGATGCGGGCACAGGCGGTGGTGGTCAAGGTGGAGATCCAACTAGAGCAACTACTTCTGGTACAGCAAATACTGGTGGCGGCGGTGGCGGTCAACACGGCCCAAGTAATCCAAGTAATGTAGGTTTTTCAGGAGCAGGGGGTAGCGGAATCGTAGTAATAAGATATAAGTTTCAATAGGTAAATTATGAGTGAAATAAAAGTAAATAAAATTAGTCCAAGAGCAGCGTGTGGTACAACTACATTAGGAGATAGTGGAGACACATTCACAATCCCTAGTGGTGTAACTATATCAAATTCTGGAACTGCATCGGGTTTTGGTTCTACAGGTGAAGTATCTTGGAATACAACAGTTCAAACAGCTTCGACTGTAGCAGGAGTGGCTGGAGTTGGATTTTTTATGAATACATCTAGTAATACAATTACTCTTAATTTACCTGCAGGAACAGCAGGATCATCAATAGCTGTTGCTGATTATGCAGGAACTTTTCAAAATAATAATTTAACAATTTCACCTAACGGATCACAAAAAATTGGTGGAGTAAATGCTGATGTAACTTTATCAACAGAAGGACAAGCTGCTTATTTTGTATATGTAGATGATACTCAAGGATGGATTAATGTAATAGATTCCACTTCTAATATTAGAGCTTCAGCTTTTGTACAAGCAACAGGCGGAACAGAAACTACTTGTGGAAATTTTAAAATTCATACATTCACAGGACCAGGAACTTTTACAGTTAGTGCCACTGCAATTTGTGCTGCTGACAATGTGGTAGATTATTTAGTGGTTGCAGGTGGTGGAGGTGGTGGACATGATAATGGAGGAGGTGGTGGAGCAGGTGGATTTAGATTATCTAACGATACTTGTATGCCAGCGCCTTTAACTTCACCTTTAGCAAATCCCACAGGCATAACAGTAACAGCAACAGCTTTTCCAATAGCAGTAGGTGGGGGTGGTGCAGGAGGCACAACTCCTTGTGGAGGAACAAATGGTGTTAATTCAACTTTTTCAACAATTACATCTGCTGGTGGAGGTGGTGGAGGATCAACTGGAAAAGATGGTGGTTCTGGAGGTGGTTCTTGTTCACCCGGCAATCCTGCAGGATCAGGTAATACACCCGCAGTTTCGCCTCCTCAAGGAGAGGATGGAGCAACAAGATCGGCCGGTGCACCATCTTATGGTGGAGGCGGTGGCGGAGGCGCTGGTGCTGCAGGTACTAATCCTACTGGACCAACAGCTGGTAGTGGTGGTGATGGAAGTTATTCAAATATTAATACTGCAACAGGTATTGCAGATGGTCCAGTTTCTGGAGCTAGATATTACGCTGGAGGTGGGGCTAGTCAAGGTCAATCTGGCACCTCTGGTACTGGTGGAGCTGGTGGTGGGGCTGGTGCAGGTGGATCACCTCACGCAGCCGTAAATGCAGTCGCTAATGCAGGTGGTGGTGGTGAAGGGGGAAGAGGAAATGGTGCACCAGTGTGTGGTTCTAATGGTGGTAGCGGAATTGTAATAATAAGATACAAATTTCAATAGTTGAATGGTAATTAAAATTAATATATAAGGAGAAATATTATGGCACATTTTGCAAAACTAGGAGCTAACGGAAAAGTTATATCAGTATTAACTTTAGACAATAAAGATATGTTAAATGCTGATGGTGTTGAAGATGAATCAGTAGGTCAACAATATTTACAATTACATAATAATTGGCCTGCAGAAATGTGGATTCAAACATCTTACAATACAGTAAGTAATCAACATAAATTAGGTGGTACACCTTTTAGAGGAAACTACGCAGGTATAGGTTATGAATGGGACGAAGATAATAATATCTTTTGGCCTAAAAAACCACACGCATCTTGGGTAAAAAATACAACTGAAGCTAGATGGCAATCACCAATTGGTGATGCACCTGAATTAACAGCTGAACAAATTTCACAAAACAATGCTGGCACTAATCACTGGTATTATGTTTGGAACGAATCCAATCAGTCTTGGGACTTGACAGATCAAGAACTCTAATCTAAAAAGGTATGTGGTATGCAAAAGAAAGTATTATCTGAAATAGCATTATATTATGGTGATGTGGCGATGCCCAAAGATTGGGACATTGATCGAGATAAATTACAACAAGATATATTAACTTCAAATGTTACAGATTCAGGTCTTCCATTTTCAAAAGAATGGGACAAATTAAATACTTATTTAAGAGAACACATAAATTTAAATTATAATTTTACTTTAGTTAACAAACAAGTTTGGGGTAATATGTATAAACCTCAAGAAACAACAACACCTCTATTAAATATTGATCCAGTAGATTTGCGGAACTCTCCAGATTATACACTTCTTTATGGTGTAAATGTTAAAAATTGCATGGTTCGAATACATTATGAAGATAATAGACGTAAAGGTAGAAGTTGGGACATACCATTAGAAAATAATAAATTTATAATGTTTCCATCAACTAATATGTATTACATAACTAATAACCAAAAGGATACTTTAAATTTTGTACAAACTATAACTTATGAATATATCTAATTACTACTGGTATTTTAGTGGTGTGCTTACACCTAGATTCTGTGACGATGTCATAGCGTATGCTAATAAACAAAAAGAAGTCATGGCTAGAACTGGTGGCTATGGTGATAAAAAATTAAACAAACAAGAAGTATTAAATATGCAAAGAAAGAGAAAATCAGATTTGGTATGGCTTAATGATACTTGGATATATAAAGAAATACATCCATATGTTCACGAAGCTAATAGAAATGCTGGTTGGAATTTTGATTGGGAAAGAAGTGAATCTTGTCAATTTACAAAATATAAATTAAATCAATATTATGATTGGCATTGCGATAGTTGGAATAAACCTTATGACAAAGAAGGACCAGAAAGAGGTATGATTAGAAAGTTATCCATGACTTGTCAGTTGACAGATGGTTCAGAATACACAGGTGGTGAATTAGAATTTGATTTTAGAAATTATGATCCACACATGAGAGATGAATCTATACACAGAGTACAATGTAAAGAAATACTACCTAAAGGATCTATTATTGTGTTTCCTAGTTTTGTATGGCATAGAGTTAAACCAGTAACATCAGGCACAAGGTATAGTCTTGTGGTATGGCATTTAGGGAGGCCTTTTAGATAATGTTTATAAATAGTTATTTTCCTACAATAATATGGAATGAAGAAAAACCAGAGTTTGTTAAGTCATTAAATAAAGCGAGTAACAAATATATTAGTGATGCTCGTAAAAGAGAAAAAGAATATATAAAAAAGTTTGGTGACTTTGGAAGAAGTTATCATTCTACACCATTAACACAGGACAATGACTTTTTAGATTTTAGAAATTACATTGGTCAAAAGTCTTGGGAATATTTAGATCACCAAGGTTATGATATGTCACAATACACAACTATGTTTAGTGAGTTATGGGTACAAGAGTTTGCTAAAAAAGGTGGTGGTCATCATTCAGCACACATACATTGGAATCAACACGTATCAGGTTTTTACTTTTTAAAGTGTAGTGATAAAACATCATACCCAGTATTTCACGAACCAAAAACGGGTTCAAGATGTACAAAATTAAAAATGAAATCAAATTTAAAAGGTGTATGGGCGGGTCATGAGCAATTTCATATCAAACCAAAACCAGGAATGTTAATTATATTTCCAGGTTATTTAGAACATGAGTTTGCAGTAGATTTTGGTATTGAACCTTTTAGATTCATACATTGGAACATACAGGCAGTACCAAAAGAAATGGCTAAAGATGTTTAAAAAATATGATAAAATATTAAACAAAAAAGAAAAACAAAAAATTTTAAATTTTGTTAAAACTAAAGTTCAATATTTAGGAGAGGGTTATCCAGGGCTACAATCTAAAGATAATCTACATAGTTATAAAGAAATGGATATCTTTATTAAAAAAGTACAAAAATTTATTACACCTAATAATATAAAGACTTGTTGGGCTAATTATAGCACAGGAGATACTGTTACTTGGCACACACATAATTGCAAATATAATATTGTATATTACTTGTTTAACCCATCTAAATTAGGTGTGATGTTTAAAAAACAAAATAATGCTATTGAACATACTGAAGGTATAGAAAATTCTTTAATTATATTTGATGGGAGTAAAATTCATTCGGCACCCAATAGTCAAAAAAAAATTAACAGATATACTATAGCGATGGAAATAATATGAGTTTTAAAAAAAATAAATATACAATTATTCGTCAAGCAATATCAAAAGATTTAGCGGCCTTTGTTAGAAATTATTTTTGTATGCAAAAACAAGTTTATGATACTTGTAAAGCTGCTAGATACTTTTCACCTTTTGAAAATATATTAGGCTATTATGAAGATCCTGTTAATGGACAAATACCAAATACATATTCCGCCTATGGTAATATTGCTATGGAAACTTTATTACTTAAATGTCAACCAGGTATGGAAAAAGCAACAGGATTAAAGTTATACCCTGCATACACATATGCACGAATTTATAAAAAAGGCGATGAATTAAAACGACACAAAGATAGATTTAGTTGTGAGATATCTACAACCATGAATCTTGGCGGTGATGACTGGCCTATATATTTAGAACCAAATTCAAAATTAGGTGGTGTAATAGAGGGGTTTGGATATGTTTCTAAAAATACTAAAGGAGTCAGAGTTGATTTAAAACCAGGAGATATGTTAGTTTATAGAGGTTGTGAGCTAGAACATTGGAGAGAAAAATTCAAAGGCAAAGAATGCGTACAAGTTTTTCTGCATTATAACAATCGTA